ATTTGATGATGCTAAAACTACATTACCTTTAATACCTCTAGCAGTTTGATCATACTGTCGACCAATAAACTGACTTGCATAATCTTTTAAAGAACCAAAGTTATTTGAACGTAAAGTGGTCTGGTCAAATTTCTGTATTACTTTATTATATGATGTAACACGTGGTCCAAATGCATTTTGACCGCTTTGAGGAACACCTCCAAATGCACTACCTCCGGTAGTACCTCCGGTAGTACCTCTTGTTCCTCCGGTAGCCTTAGTTGCCTTTTGTTTTGTGTCTAAATCGATAGGTTTTAAACCGGACACCATATTCATTGCTTTTCCTCTATAAAGGGACATATAAATCAGTCTAGCTTGAAATATATCTTTTATACCTTTATTAGGTAATTGGTTTTTAATCTCATTAAAGCTCTGTTTTCTCTTAGCATAAGAACTACTGTTATCACCGAACATAAATCTTAAAGAACCTGGTCCTAAGTTGTGTGCTACCCATAATGTCATTATATCAACTGGTAACCCTCTAGATTTTATGCTTTTTATGTTATCGTCAACTAATGCTTGGAACATTTTATCCTGGTTAATAGGTAATTTCCATTGATCCTCTGGTATGCCAATTTTTTTAGCATATCTTGCTGCTGTAACCGGAGTAAATTGATACCGCCCATAAGCCTTAGAACGTGCACTTTTTCTTGTATAATCTCCGGTACCGCTTGTTTCGTTTATATCTATAAACTTTCTAAAACTTTCGTCTACTCTTAATTCACTCCAATAAGCATCAGCAAGGCCAGGTATGTTCCTAACAAATGGAATACCCCATGAACCCAGAAGTGCTAAATTAACCCGCGGGTCTTTAGAAGTACCACTTCCACCACCACCACTTATGCCCGATGCAGTTTTCGCTATTCGCTGTGTATTAACCGGTTTTGACATAAATGTACCACTTTCTTTATCAAAATTGTACTGTAAGTTATCAAACGTTTTAGCCGAAATTGTCATTGATTTTGCTGGGGATACTGTGGTTATCATCTTAACTGGTTGATTTTTTTGATTGGTTATACTCTTAATCCAATTTATTTCATGAACTAGTTCTTTTTGCGTATAAGGGCTAAATGTACTGACAAAACTCCACTTGCTAGAAACAAGCTCAGATTTTATGTATATCGGTGAATTTAATGCTATTGCAAGTTTATCGTACTTACTTACTGCTGCTTTAAACTTTCGTTTTATTTCTTTATATTTTTTAGAGTTTGTCTCACCATCATCTTCATAATCATGCAACATAAATCTTAATTCATCTGTTATTTTACCTTGCTCTTTAAATTCTTGCTCTTCTTTAGTCCCGAATAACAATTCATTGAAAGTGTCTGCAAAATTAGAAAACATCTCTTTACCGTAATCTATCCAACCTTGTGCTGTTTCGGCTATTTTTGCTTTTTGCTCTGCAGACATACCATTATAAAGGTCATAACAATATTTAGTCACTTCGTACAGCAAAAAGGCTGCACTTGCTGCTGCAGCAGTTGCGGCTAAAAAAGTACCAACAGTACCCAATAATGCTCCACCAACTACACCACCTGCGATAATTAAAATCCTCCAAATTAGTTTTCTACCAACCATTTTAATAATTTTCGGACTTAGTTTACCGATTACTTTAGAAATTAATTTTTTTAGTTTATTAACGAAACCTTTGCCTAGTCTATTTTTTTTAATTTTTTTAGCGTTTTTTATTCTCTTTTTTTGGTCTTTGATATTTGCTTTAGTTTTTTTTACTTTGAGCTTTTTGGGCTTACTTCGGTCAGGATTTAATATTTTCTTAGAACCTGGACCCATTAATTTGTTTTTAAGCCAAGACAACCCAGTTACACCTAAAATAGCTGAAAGTGCACCTGGAAGTAACCTACTTAAAGCAATTGGTAAAATCTCACTAATCATTTTTTTAATTGCTTCCCATAATTCTGCTAAAAAACCTAAAGGTTTTTCTGATTTACCCTCAGAATTTAGCTTCTTTAAATTGAATGTGTTCTTATTTGGCTTTTTTGCGCCTTTTTTAATATCGGTGTTTTGTTTTTTAATTACTTTTGTATTATTAGCAATGTCTATTGTTGCTCTTGTGAATGTTTTCAAGAGTTTTGTATTTGTTTCTGTCATTCTTCTTGCATAAAGAATGTCCTTCTTTTCATTCCCTGCAGTAATCTGTGTAACGGTAACATTTTTAACATTAAGAGGGTTTAAGAATGTATCTATTTTATCACTAACTTGACCGACTTCTTCAAAATTATCAGATAAAGTATTAGGGTCGATATCAGTAGGTATACTTCTTTCTTCTAATCTACCGACTCTAGCTTCTAATCTTTTTGCAGCAGCACGACCACCCCATAATAGACGCTGTCTATTTAATTCACCTATAGCACCTTCTCCACCGGTACCCCAGTCCATTGCTTTTTTAACCCAACTACCTGCTGCTTTTGCCATTTTGTTCCTTTATTTAACTTGGATTTGGGTTACTTGGATCAACTCATTAATTCCTTTTGATGCTTTTCGACTAACGATATTACAATTTCTCTTTCAAAAGGATATAAATTATCTATATCATTAAACCCATTATTAGTATGTAAAGTAATGTCTACATAATCTTGGTATATCGAAGAGGTAGTGCTTTTTGAAAAATTCTCCCTTGGGTCAAGTTCAAATTCTATTTTATTAGAGCACTTTTTACACTCTCTGGTAACATTATTTAATATAAACTTATTTTGTTCTTCTATGACCTGCTCGATATGTTTTATGGTTTTGATAGAACAAACATCTAAATATAAACTATTTATAACCTCTGATGCACTTTCAAACACACCTATAGGCAATAAAAACTCACCTTCTTCTGTATGAATATAAAATTCAGATTTAAGGTTGATAAACTCGCTTATCGATATGTTAAAATCCGACATAGCATTACATTCAGAACAAGTTACAATATATTCAACAAGATCAGTGACAGAATTAGCCCTTAATTGTAATAAGATAATACCAGCTTCAGTTTCGTTTAGCGGAGTAACATCTGTTAAAACTTTGACAATATCGGAAAGAGGTTTGTCATCATCGACTAACAAAGCATCCTTTTCCTGACGCGAATTAAATCTTGTTAAACCGTCCAATTTATTCGGTAAATATAAATCTGGTTTAGTAAATAATTCCATACTCTCTATACTCTTACTCATATAAACTTATAGCAACTCGTCTAAAAAATCTGGCATATCAGCAGTCTCAAACATTCCTTCTTCACCACATTCAGCACACGTGCATTTTTTAACTATATCAAATTGAAATGCTGCCTCATTTATTTTTTTCAGTAATAACTTAATCTCTTTAAGGTTAAGTTCATCAAACCAATCCAATCTTTCAATAATACTTTTATTATTTTCTACATGCATAATGATTTCTACATCGGTTGCAGTAGTTATATCATCGTTTAACGCTTTTAATGTTGCTTCGGTTGTCGTTTTAAACTCGGTAGCTGTTTTTATATCAACAATCTGACAATCTAGTTCTTTAACTTCAAGAGGAAACTTGCTTAATTTAGGCTTAATGCAACTTGGTGTAACTTTCATTTCTTGTCCATTACCGCATTTAGGACACTCACCTTCTGCTAGATACGATGTGTCATAACTCTCTTCTCTAATTTTAAGGAACATATATTGCATTTCTGTTTCAGACAAGTATATATCACGTTCACTTATATGGTCTCTGATAAGTATTTCAACAAGTTTTTCATAACCCTCATCGTCGGTGATGTTATCTAAGGTACTTATGTGTTGTATTTTTTTTCTTGTTCTACCCGTCCAAGCTTTGAACTTTACACTTTTTGAACCAAAATTTACTTCAAAAGGATAATCATTAAGATCGACTTTTTTAGGAAGTTTTGGTTGTTTTGGTTCTTCGGTTTTTACACCAAGAGGGCCAACTTCTGGCTTATGTAGGAATTTACTTCTTTCCTTAACTTTATCATCTGCTTGTGCTTTTAATATTGCCATTTTGGTTAATTCTTCTTCTGTCATATAGAACCTTTTATTATATTATAAAATATAAGGTTTAATATTTTCTTAAACCAGTAAACTTTATTTTAAAAATTACCTAATTTAGATGCGATATTACTTAGACCGTCTAATATATTAGCGGTTTCACCTAAACCAGTAACATCAATACCTACCCCATTTAAACCTGCTGATAACGAATTTATTGCCCCAGTTATTTTACCAACTTCTGAATTTCTGTATGCATCACTACCAAATTTAGATATTTGCCAGTTTGAGAAATAAGGACTACTGAACTCAACACTGAATTCTGCTATTTGGCTATTACTATTATCTAACTGTACTTGCGATACTGCAGTTATCAAACAATCTTTACTTTCAAATGCTATCTTTCCATTTACTGATATTATTACTCTACTCTTAACATCGTCAAAATATCCTCTTTGAGCGTCCATCCATACTGCAGCAAAATAATTTCTAAGATCTAGTCCACCGAAGTCACGAAATGTAACACTAAAAGTAAATGGTTGAAATTTAGTATTATAAATTCTCCATTCTCCAGCTTGCATAATACTTTCAACATCAGAACCTAATTGAGGTAAATCAATACTTATGGCTGCCATATCAAAGACATCTTGATTTTCAATACCATCGGAACTTACATTCAGAGGACGTTTAGTATTATAGATATTAAAAGAAAAATCATCGGTTAGTGTCCACTTTGTTCTTAAAGCATTTCGGATTATATTATCAATACCACCTGCCATATCTATCCTTTTTAAATATTTATAAATACTAAAAGGATAAATATGGGAACAAAAATATCAGATACGCTTAGTCTAGCGGGCGGTAACTTAGCTAGACCAACGAGGTTTTCTATACTTATTGCACCTCCACCGGCTATTGTGAATAATGCCGATAGTAAAGTTTTTGATGTATTGTGTAAATCTGTAGAAGTACCTGAGACAACTATGGAACCTATAGATATGGTTATAAAAGGACATACAGTAAAAATTCCTGGTAGAGTAAACCAAACACAAACTATCGAATTAACTATATACTTAGATGAGTACCATCTTCTTCGTCAAATGTTTGCAGATTGGATCGCAGGTATGGACGATAGATTTTATGGTACAACCTCTGCCGCATCAAGAGAAATAGCAAGAGATAAAACAAATCTAGGAAATTTAATTATTAAAGTTCGTGATTTTAACGAAACAACGAATGAGCCAATGAACTATTTGTTCGAGGGAGTATACCCTATAAGTGTTGGCGGACCCGCATTTGATGGTGCAGATCTTGCTAATGTCTCTGAATTAACAGTTACATTAGGTTTTTATAGATTTTTAAGTGGTGACACTTCAGGCTCAGTTGATAATATGGACGAATATTTATCTGTTTTTGGATTAGAGGCTAGAGATTTAGCTAGTTTAGGACAAATTGGAAACAGTATTAGTGCAGGATTGAATGCATTAGGTAGTGTTAGATCAGCTGCAAGTTCAGTGGCTGGCATTGGTAGATCACTAAATAACTTATTTTAAAATAGGGAATAAGGAAATTAATGAGTAAAATAAACGAAATATTGCACGTCATACAAGCAGGTTCAAGAGCAAACAAATATCAAGTTATGTACCCCATCTTTGGAGACGAAATAGACATTGTATGTCATGCAACATCTTCACCGGGTAGAGAAATTGTACCAGTTGATGTTTTTGTAAAAGGACGCAAAATACAATACGCAGGAGAGAGCACAGATGAAGGAACCTGGAGTATGACTATATACAATACGCCAGATTTATTACATCGACGATTTTTCCTTAAAATGATAGGTGGTATACATTCATTTAATACACCGGGTTATATAACCGACAACGGTGGTTTAGATGCTTCGGACATATCAGGGAGCAACAGTATATCTGTAGAAGGAAGTGCTCGAAATGGTGGGGCTATTAGTGGTCTTATAGGTAATATATCTAGTTCAATATCTAAGATAAATACAGCATATAATGATGTTAAAAATGCATTAAGTAGTATACAAAAAACCGGTAACTTTATAAAACAAGCAATTAACGGCGACTTTACAGCAGTTCAAACTTTATTAGGTTCAGCGGGTTATGGAAGACCTTGGTATATGCAGGAAATTGTAATCAATCAACTTGGTGAAAATGGTGAGATCACTGCTTCAACCACTTTGCACAACTGTTTCGTGACGGGTGTTGGTCCTATCGAGTACAGTGATGAGAGTGCTGAAATAACAACCTCAGAAATAACATTTGCTTATTCTGGAATATCATACGGTAACAATGCCGAGATTGATGTAATAGAAAAATACTAGCTTAGTTAGATTGAGTAACCGCAACATTGAATTTATAAATAACAAAAAACAAGGAAAAAACGATGAGTAATAAAATCAGAGAAATCGGGCAAGTGTTAAATGCAACTGCAAGAAGTAACAAATATAGACTGAGTTTTGCTTGGCCAATCTCTTTTCAAGGTACATCAAACCTATCAGATGTCGATGTAATTTGTAAATCGGCAACAGCACCTCAACGAGAAGTTGGTGTAATCGAATTATGGAACCAAGGTCGTAAGCACGTTATTCCAGGTGATACTGCTTTCGATAATTCATGGAGTGTAGATTTTTACGCTAATGAAAACCACCAAATGAGATACGATTTAGTAAAATGGCAAAATGCTTGTGATAACTTTCACAAAAATAAACACTCTGGACTACCTTCAGAAATTTTTGCCGATTTAAGACTTGAGCAATTAGATTCAGCAGGTAAAGTAACTGCTCAGTATACATTACATAATTGTTTCCCGACTGTGGTTGGTGAGATATCTTATGCTGATGACTCGGAAAATACACCGGTTGAATTTAATGTTACATTCTCATTTACAGATTGGGTACTTGGAATTGGCGAAGAAGATGATTATACTATTTTAGAGCCTACTAAAAACCCTAACTCTATATCGTAACTAATTGCGTCAGCGAAGTCAGCGAAAGTAAAAATATAAATAAGTTGAGTGTTAGATGTTATGGACTCTGAACTGCAGGGTAAGTGAAGAGCTTATTCAAACAGAAACGTAGCAAAGATACACCTAACCTCTAATAATAGCTTAACGGCAAATAAAAAAAGGAATAAATATGGCACAAATGCTAAGTCCAGGTGTATATATAGAAGAAGTAGATGCTTCGGCTATTGTACCCTCAGTATCCGCAAACGTGGCTTTCTTTGCTGGGAATTTTAATAATGGACCAGTTGATCAGCCCTATGTAGTAACAAATAGACAAGAATACAGAAGTATTTTTGGTGTACCAACAGATAGAAACTATAATGAATGGTTTCAAGGTTATAAGTTTTTCGATTATGGGAACCAATTAATCGTCACTAGAGCATTTAAAAGTGCCCCGGAAACTGAAATTGATCTGACAAATCCACCAGAATCTTTAACATCAGAAGATGCTGTACAGATTTACACTTATAATGGTGATTTGCCTGCTCCGACTAGCCAAATAAATAAAGTCTTACAAGGTCGATATATAATTAATCAAGACCCACTTCAAGAAAGAATACCAGTTGAGGTTATTCAAGAAGATGATGGAACTGGAGTAATGGTTGACACATATTGGGACGCTTATTTGTATTTCTCTACTAACCTATCTCCTGATATTGAACTCGGGGACGGTGCATATATCGGTGATTCGCTAGCACCAGGAGAAGTGCTAGATTTTACAAGTGATCCAGCTGAAATTTCAGGTGATCCATTCTCTGCACCAACAGGAACACTTTATAGATATAAAATAAGATACAACTACAATCCAACATTTATGTTATCTGCAGTTACAACCGATAATTTTTATACAATAGAA